TTTATACTTTTTATATAAAATATGTAGCCGAAAAAAATTGTAGCTATTAATCCTATCATTCCCCATAAAATGCTAGACTCCCAGTTTATTGACATGATTTTTGCCTCCTTTTTTATATAGTATACAACAAATATTTAATTAAATAAAGGAGTTAAGAGTGTGAAACACATAAAATTTGAAAGAGGTGATAAAATGTTAGATGTTGCAATCAAATACAAAGAGCAATTAGAAAAACTACAATACAATATCTGGTTCAAAGATAAATATAAATTTTGGAATAATGATACATATTATGATGCTATGACTATTGATGATAGTACATGGGAGCGACATCAATTTGTTTCCATTAAAGATGACAATGTGATTGGATATATTAGTTATTCTGTAAACAGAAGATGTAATTATGCACACAGTTTAAGCATAATGAATTTTACAGACGATAAGATGACGTTTGGTATGGATCTTGGACAGGTATTACAAGATATATTCGAAAAATATAATTTTAGAAAGCTTGATTTTTGTGTGGTTGTTGGCAACCCAATTGAAAAATCATATGACAAAATGGTTAAAAAATACAATGGAAGAATTATTGGAACTTTCAAGGATGACGTAAAGTTGATTGATAACAAATATTATGACATTAAACATTATGAAGTTACAAAAGAAAACTATATGTGTGCTAAAAATAAGTAGCAAGAATCCATTATTTCTTTTGAAAAATAAATGAAAGGAGATAAAAATTTGGAAAATAATTATGAATTATGGCAAGGAAATTGTTTAAAACTTATGAAAAACATTCCTGATAAATCGGTTGATATGATTCTATGCGATTTACCGTATGGTACAACAAAATGTTCTTGGGACATTGTTATTCCATTTGATAAATTATGGGAACAGTATGATCGTATTGCAAAAGATAATGCGGCGATTGTATTGTTTGGACAAGAACCATTTTCATCGTTGTTAAGGAATAGCAACATTGATAATTATAAATATGATATTTACTGGGAGAAAGAACGACTCACAAATATTAACCAGGTAAAACGTAGAGTTGGCAAAACAGTTGAAACAATATCGGTATTTTATAAGAAACAATGTACATATAATCCTCAGATGGTGAAATATGATGGCAAGCCACGAACTAATAAAGTTAAAAACGGTAAGTTAGGCAAATTGACAGATGAAAACGAAAAGAAAGTAATTGAATACAAGGATACTGGATGGAGATATCCAACACAGGTTTGGAAGTTTCAAAGAGACTGTTTGACTTCAAATCTACATCCAACTCAGAAACCATTGTTGCTTTGTGAAGAACTTATAAAGACATTTTCCAATGAAGGTGATGTTGTTTTAGATAATTGTATGGGTTCTGGTACAACTGGTGTTGCTTGTATGAATCTTAATCGAAAATTTATTGGAATTGAATTAGATGAAAAATATTTTGAGGTGGCGAAAGAGAGAATAAGTAAGTAACAAGAATCTAAACTTTCTTTTTGAAAATAATGGAAAGACTTGATCATATAGGGAGGTAGAAAGATGGAATGGTATGTGTATTATTATGACATCAATCATGGAAATATTGTCACATACAATATTTTTGATCATGGTAGCTTTAAAGAAGACTTTAACAAATTGATATCAGATTATAATATCACAAAAGAAGAATTTGCAAATAAACTTGATATTATGCTTAGATATTATTTCTGGTCAAAAGCTCAATGGGAGACATTTTTAAAACCTTGGGTTGGAGATAGCAAGGTTGAAAAGAAGATTGATGTGTATGACCAAATTAAACTTAACTGGGACAAATTCTTAGAATATACATATAACTGTAAATTTAAAACATACGCAGATGTTATTGAATATGAAAAATATAAAAACATCGGCACTGTTGAAGAGTGTGAAAAAGCAATGAAGTTTGTAAAACACTATCAGGAAGAGAATAAATATTTATAAGGAGGATCAAGTATATTGAAAGCTACAGTAACAAGTATTACAGGATTTTATGAAGCATTTGTATCTATGTTTATGAGTAAAAGAACGTGGACACCAGAATTGAACGAAGAAATTAAAGTTGTATGCGATAAGGTTTTAAATCCTGATGGAAGATTAAAAGAGGATCAAGAGGTTGAAAGCTATGATAAGTTTTGTAAATGGCTTGGGATGCTGCTTCGTATGGGCAAAAGACATATTACAGTTCTTAGATACATTGACATTACAATTATGACAGAAGGATTGCATAGAGCAGGACAAGATGACGTTGATGCACACGCAAGAAGATTTGATAATCGAATTATTAGAAACAGTACAAGGTTAGCAACATTTGATGAAGGAGAAATGTCAGATTATTACAAGGATAAAGTATTAACAGATGGACAGGCTTGCAAAATTCTTGGATTTGAATTACCAAACGAGATTGAGCATGATGGTAAAACATATGTAAAATCGACTAATGGATATGTTTTAAAAGAATATGAGAATAACAAAGATGTAAAACGTGGTCTTTATATGTTGGGTATTCCAAGCAATTTTATATCTAAAATCAATCTTTGTGAATGGGGACACGTATTTAGAGAGCGTTGTGCTGATGGCGGTGCTAATCCAGAAGTAAAAGAATGGGCAGAACAGGTTATGAAACAGATTACGGAATTTCATAAAGAGATTACAAGAGATTATGTTTTATCAATTCAAAACTAAATCCTGATTTCAAGAGAGGAGGAATTGAATGGAAGAAGTAATTAAAATTTTCAAACAGATACAAAATACAAGTAGTACAAATGATAAGAAAGCCATCATTGAAGCAAACAAAGATAACGAATTATTCAAAAAGTGCTTAGTGTTCTTACTTGATTCAAATATTGTAACTGGTATCAGCGATAAGAAATTAAATAAATTCGTTGGTATGTCAGGAACAGAATTGAACTCTTTTGAAGAAGTAATGAAATACTTAGCTGATTTTAATTCAGGTAGCGATATGGATATTGGAACTATGCAAGGGTTTATCGAGAATCAACCAGAAGAATACCAAGATTTTTATAAACAAATGATCACAAAGAAATTTCGTCTTGGTTGTGATAAAAAAGTTGTAAACAGTGTAATTCATGGTTTGATTCCATCATGGGACGTACAACAAGCGTATCCAATTTCTGAAAAGAATGAACCTAAAGATGGTGAATGGTTTGCGTTATCTCAGAAGCTTAATGGTAATAACTGCGCATACTATAAAGGAAAACTAATTAGTAGACAAGGTAAACCATTTACAGGTCTTGACCACATCATTAAAGATATTGAACGATTACCAAAACATGAAAACTATATGTTTAACGGTGAGCTAATTCGTAAAAATTATGATAATCTTTCTGATAATGACAACTTTCAGATTGGAACTGGTATTATCAATTCTGACGATTCTGACAAGTCTTGCATCAAATTTGTAATCTATGAATGTATCCCAAATGAAGAATTTGAAAATGGCGAGAGTAAATTAAAATATAAAGCTCGTAGAGAACAAATTTTAAATCCACTAACAACAGCGATTTCTCGCTTAAATACAGATAATCTTGAAGTTGTTTCTATTATATATGAAGGAAGTGATAAATCAGTTATTCAACCATTGCTTGATAAAGCTGACAAAGATGGTTGGGAAGGGCTAATGCTCAATAAGGATACCAAATGGAAAAATAAACGTAATAATGGAATTCTTAAAGTGAAGTCATTTAAACATGCCGATATTCGATGCACTGATATTGTCGAGGGTGATGGTAAATATAAAGGAACTCTTGGACTAATTAAATGTGATTACAAAGGATATGAACTCGGTGTAGGATCTGGATTTACTGATGAGCAGAGAAATTACTATTGGAACAATCCTGATGAGATTATTGGTAAAATTGTGCAGATTAAATTCAAAGGTGAAACAAAGAATAAAAATGGTGGAATTTCGGTTCAGTTCCCTATTTTTGAAATTGTGAGAAATGACAAATCTGAACCTTCTTATAATTAACAATTCGCTAAATATTCCCAATTCAAACAGAGAATATACAAATGTAACATATTAATAGCACAAAGGAGGCAATGTATTTTATTACGAAAAATGACATTTGGAATGGTTGTTCTTGTAGTTCTTGCAACTTCTGTTCCAACAGCACAAGCAGAGGTTTGTAACGAAAAACCTTGCATAACAGTCACGCCCTGTCTTACGGCAGGGTTCAGTAATCAATTAAACTTATTATCTCAATCAAAAGAGAAAATTGAGTACAAGAAAAAGTATGTAAAAGGTACATATGTGAACATTCGAGAGCAGCCAAGCAAGAATTCAGAAGTTATTAAACAGGTTTCGTTTAATGAACAGGTTATTATCATTGAAAACGAACTTACAAACGGTTGTTGGTATACTGTCGATCTTGATGACAAAACTGGTTATATCCATAAAGATTATGTATCTGACAAACCAATCAATTACAGGATCTACAATGTTCCATATGCAAAAAATAAGACTTGGATGCCATACACAGCAATTACAAGTAGAGGGAGCAAACAGTATAAGTTACAACAGAAAGCATATACAAGCGATTATGGTATTCGAATGGTAAATGGAAGATATTGTGTAGCAATTGGTTCACATTTTGAATGTAAGATTGGTCAGTATTTTGACTTGATTTTAGCAAATGGTGAAGTAATTCCTTGTATTATGGCTGATGCGAAAAGTAACAAACATACTGATTCAGCGAATATTATTACGATTTCTACAAATTGTTTAAGTGAATTTATTGTAGACAAAAATGCTTTAAATCGTAATGCAAAACGTGATGGTGATATATCTTCTTGCTGTCCAGAATGGGAATCTACTGTAAAGCAAGTTAAAGTATATGGAAAGGTGATCTAATGTTTATTAGTGGGGTTTGTTTTAGGGAGGTGAAAAAGGAAAATGGAAAGAACATATAAATTAGATTTACAAAGTATCAATGATGCAAAAGATTTTGTAGTGGCTATAAACAAATTAAATAGCGAAGTTGATGCAAGGTACGGTGTACGTGTTGTCGATGCAAAATCTATGTTAGGATTACTAAATATATCTCATTGTAAGCCATTAGAGATGACCATTTACTCTGATGATGAAAATGAGATAAGTGAATTTGCTGAAATTTGTAAGAAATATGAGGTGAAAAAGAATGACAAACAGAGAGAAATATAAAGAAGAACTTATTGATTTGGCGATAAAAAGAAATATTTTTGCATTAGTAAAAGGAGTCCCAAAGCTATGTAATGAAACATATTGTGAAAATTGTGATTATGATTATCTTGATAAAGATTGTGATTGCGCGAGTAAAAGACAAAATATTTTTAAATTATGGCTAAACAAAGAATATGTCGAACCTCCTATTGACTGGATTAAAGTTGCAGTAGATACACCAATTTTTGTCAGAGATGTAGAAAATGGAACATGGGCGAAAAGACATTTTGCGAAATACGAAAATGGCAAGATTTATACATGGACAAGTGGAACAACATCTTGGAGTGGGGAAGATGATAGCATGATATCGTGGAAATATGCAAAACTTGCCACAGAGGAGGATATGAAGAATGACTAATTATTCACAGGTATTAGAGTTAGATGAAATTACATTAGAAGATTGCATGAATTTATTCAAATATGGCAAAACAACACTAATTGAAGATGGTAGAATTACAAATATCTTGGAAGAAGGTGATTGATTATACTCTGTTTAATTGGCAAAAGCGCAAGTGGTAAAACATTTGTGCGAGATAAATTAGTAAAAGAACATAGTTATAAAAGTCTGGTGACATTTACATCTCGACCACCACGAAAAGGTGAGAAACAGGATATTACATATCATTTTATTTCCCAAGAAGATTTTGAACAGAAAATTGAAGAAGGATTTTTTGCAGAATGGAAGAAATATGATACTGAGCAAGGTGTTTGGTATTATGGCACTGCATTAACGGATTGTTATGACGCAGACAATGATACCGTAGCGATTCTTACGCCTGATGGTGTGAGAGATTTGCAAGCAATAGAGATTCCAATGGTTGTTATTTATATATATAGCAATTTAAACACAATTAAGTATAGGCTCTCTATTCGTGGTGATAACCTAAAAGAAGTTGAAAGACGTATGAAAGCTGATATTAATGATTTTAATGGTGCTGAAATGCTTGCGGATAGAATCGTATACAATAATCAATCTGATGATATTGAGGATGTTATCAGTAATGTTGACTATTGGTACAGAAAAATTTTGAAGGAGAAAGCGGATGAGTAATAAACTGACTATTTATTTAGCTGGCAAAATGGGCGGTCTTACAAAAATTGAATATAACACATGGAGAGAAGTTTTAAGGAAGAAACTTGAAATAGCAGCAGAATGTTGTAACTCAATGATTCAAGTCATCAATCCTGCTGATTACTTTGACTTTGATAACATGGAAGGTCATACAGATAAGGAAATTATGCAGTTTGATCTCAATATGGTACGTCAAAGCGATATTGTGATTGCAAATGTCAATGGTATCAATGAAAGTATTGGAACAGCAATTGAAGTTTATGAAGCAAATAGATTAAATATCCCTGTTATTGCATATGCAAATGTGCCAGAAATATTAGAACACAAAAGAAATAATGCTATTTTTGACAAGATTCACCCTTGGATCAAGGAATGTTTGGCAACGAAACTAATGTTTCATGCGGATGATGTTGTGCAGTATGTGAAGGATTTTTATATGGTTAGATATTAGGAAAGGAAGTGATTGAGATATACACAGGATATATGAGTTGTCGAAGTCTTGCTGATGCGTTATATGATAAAGACAATTTCGTAACAGTTCAAGTTGGAGACAGAGAATATTATATTAGAACGGTTAAGCAAAAACGAACACATGCAAATTTAGATGATTCAGTGACACACACGGTTCTAGTTTGTGAAGAATAGATTGGAGGTAATTATGCCAGATATGACGTTATGTAGCAGTTTACATTGTCCAGTAAAAGAAGATTGTTTTCGTGCCACCGCAAAACCAAATCCAGTGAAACAAAGCTATTATAATTTTGAATATACATGTCACGAGGATAATGGCTTTGCAGATTTTATTAAAAATGAAAAGAAAGGTTGATTTCTTGTGAAATTAAAAAAGGAGAATCATATATGTGCTTAACAGTAAAAGAAGTAAAAGAAATTTTGGATGGAATGCGTGATGATGCATTGGTTTTAGTAGATAAAGAGCTTGAGGGCGATGCTGCACATGAGCTAACTGCTTATGAATATCCATCTGGTGATAAAAAGGATTGGAATTTTGTAATTTTAACATGGGAGAAATAGGGAGGAGATAAAATGAAATTCAATTTTATAGATTGTATAGAATTTGAGATTGATTGGAAAGCCGTAGCAGCGATTGCAGCATGTATACTTGGCTATGCAATCATAACAGTAATTTAGAAAGGAGATATACATATTGACAAAAGTAATTAAGAGAGATTGTTCAGAAGTTGATTTTGATAAATCAAAAATCTCAACTGCAATTCTTAAAGCTATGAAAAATGGTTCGGGCATTGTAAAACCAAAGATTGCTGAAGACATTGCAGATGAAATCGAAAATGAATGTAAGGATAAAGAAGAAGTAAGCATCTCTGATATTGAATCAATGGTTTATGATAAATTGATTACTAAGAAGCAAAGACTTACTGCAAAAGCATATGAGGGATATAGAAGTATTCGTGAGTTTCAGAGAGAAAATGAGAATACAACAGACATAGAGATTCATAACCTTGTAGAAGATAAAGACGAATATTGGAAGGATGAAAATGCAAATAAAAATCCAGTATTAAATCCTACCAAAAGAGATTATATTGCTGGATCTGTTAGTACAGATATGACAAAAAGATATTTATTATCTCCTGAAATAATTCAAGCTCATAATGAAGGACTAATTCATTTTCATGATGCTGATTACTTCTTACAGCATATGCATAACTGCGGATTAGTAAATTCTGAAGATATGCTTCAAAACAATACAGTTATTAGCGAAACTCTTATTGAAACACCACATAGTTTTTCAACTGCTTGCAATATCGAAACACAGGCAATTGCTCAGATTGCTAGTAATCAGTATGGTGGGCAAAGTATTTCTCTAGCACATTTAGCCCCGTTTGTTGATGTAAGTAGAAAATCAATTAGAAAAAAAGTAACAGAAGAGTTGTTTAATAATGGATTAATTAGTGAATATAATGAAGATCTCGCAGAAGTTGTTCATATCACCAATAAACGATTAAAAGAAGAGATAGAAAAAGGCGTTCAAACAATCCAGTATCAGTTGGTCACACTTATGACAACAAATGGACAAGCACCTTTTATCACAATTTTTATGTATCTGAATGAAGCAAAAAACGAATGTGAGAAAGCTGACTTGGCAATGTTAATTGAAGAAATGCTTCACCAGAGAATTCAAGGGGTAAAAAATGAAGATGGCGTTTACATTGCTCCTGCATTTCCAAAGCTTATTTGTGTATTGGAAGAAGACAACATTACAGAAGATTCTAAATATTGGTATCTTACAGAATTAGCTGCTGAATGTACATCTAAGAGACTTGTACCTGATTACATATCAGAAAAAATGATGCTTGAATTAAAGGGTGATGTCTATACATGTATGGGCTGCCGAAGTTTTCTGACCGTTGACAGATTTACAGATAAAGTAGGAAATATTGCAAACGCAAAGAATTTTGATCCAAACAAACACAAATATTATGGACGATTTAATCAAGGTGTCGTAACAATTTCTCTTCCAGATATTGCTTTCTCATCTGACGGAGATTTTGATAAGTTTTGGGAAATCTTTGAGGAAAGAACTGAGTTGTGTCATAAAGCACTTAGGGCAAGACACGAGAGATTACTTGGTACATCTTCTGATGTAGCACCTATTTTATGGCAACATGGAGCATATGCTAGATTAAAGAAACATGAGAAAATCGACAGACTTCTTTATGATGGTTATTCTACAATCTCGCTTGGTTATGCTGGTTTATATGAATGTGTAAAATTTATGACTGGTCATTCTCATTCTGATGAAGGGATTGGCGAAGAATTTGGATTAAAGGTTATGCAGGCGTTAAATGATAAATGCAATCAGTGGAAACAAGCTGAAAACATTGACTATAGTTTGTACGGAACACCGCTGGAAAGCACAACTTACAAATTTGCAAAGTGCCTAAAATCTCGTTTCGGTAGCGATATCTTTAAAAAATTAGATGGTTTTGATAGAAATTATATTACTAATTCATATCATATTCCTGTCTTTGAACATATTACGGCATTTGAAAAGTTAAGAATCGAATCAAAATTTCAGAAATTAAGTCCAGGGGGAGCAATTTCATATATCGAAGTACCAAGTATGAGTCATAATATTCCTGCTATATTAGAAGTTATTAAGTTTATTTATAACAACATCATGTATGCAGAGATTAACACAAAGAGTTGTTATTGTGAAAAATGTGGCTTTGATGGTGATATTCCTCTTGTATCAGATGAAAACAATAGACTTAAATGGGAATGTCCTAGCTGTGGGAATACTGATAATACAACAATGGATATAGCATTCAGAGTTTGTGGTTATATTGGTACTGCAAAAAATGGTGGTAATCAAGGTAGATATGGTGACATTCATGATCGTGTTTATCATTTGGACGACATGGAATATACGGAGGATTAAATATGAGATATTCAAGTATGCGTAATCTTGATATTTCTAATGGAGAGGGAGTTGGAGTCTCCCTCTTCGTTCAAGGATGTGATAGGCATTGTTTCAATTGTTTCAATTCTGAAACATGGGATTTTAATGGTGGGAAAGAGTGGACAGAAGAAACAAAAAATAAATTTATGGAACTTATTGATAGACCATATATCAGACGTGTCTCGTTTCTTGGTGGAGAATGTTTAGCTGAACAGAACCTCGATGAAGTCTTGTCTCTAATTAAAGAAATCCGTATTTCTTTACCTGAGAAAACTATCTGGTTATATACAGGTTTTCGATGGAATTACATAATGAATTATCAACCTGTAGAAACAGATGATTTTGATTATATTGAAGAATCTTATAATGATGGATTGATGGAAAAACGCAAGCGGATAATTTCTTTATGTGATGTCGTGATAGACGGAGAATATATAGATGAGCAGAAAGATCTCACACTTGCTTATCGTGGTAGTAAGAATCAGCATGTTATTGATGTAAAGCAGTCTCTTGCTCAGAACAAAATGGTTTTATATTGCGATTAAAGGAGGTAATACAAATATGAAAATGGAAGATTTATACAAATTAAAGAAAGGCGATAAAGTTCTTGTTGAATGTACTGTAGAAGCAGTATTTGTTCAAAGCGGAATGGCAATGGTTAAGACAAGAGATTGCGACAATGGGTTTGATGCTTATGTGGATGAGATTAAAGGTGTTGTAAATGAATAGTATTATGGGGTTTCTGTTATTTTTTCTTGGAGTCATAGTTGGCGCAATTATTGTATTTCTAGCTATATATCCAATAATAAAAGATATGTTTAATTATATTTTAGATATGAACAAAATTTTCAAAGACAAGGAGAATAAAACAAATGGAGAAAATTAAAATTAAATATTTTGATGAGGATATTGATAAAATTGAGAAAATCAGCAAAGGAGATTGGATTGACCTTCGTTCAGCCGAAACAATCCATCTGAAGAAAGGTGAATTTCGTTTGATCCCACTTGGAGTTGGAATGAAATTACCAGATGGATACGAAGCAAATATTGCACCTCGTAGCAGTACATATAAGAACTTTAAAGTATTACAGACAAATAGTTTTGCGGTGATCGACAACAGCTATAGTGGAGATAATGATCAGTGGCTATACCCTGTCATCGCTATGGAAGATACTACAATTAATAAAAATGATCGTATTTGTCAGTTTCGTATCAACAAAATTCAGCCTGAGATTGAGTTTGAAGAAGTGGAACACTTGGACGAAACAAACAGAGGTGGTTTTGGAAGTACAGGGAAAGCGTAATATGGATAGTACAACGAAAGTACGATTAAGTGAGAAATTTAATCTAACTGTTTCAGAAGCAATTATTTACTTTAATATAGGAAGAGACAAACTGTATGAATTAGCAAAAGAAAATGGCAATGATTACACATTACATAACGGTAAAACGATCCTGTTCAAGCGTAAACAGTTAGAAAAATACTTAGAAAAACGTTCATATATTTAAAATTGTAAAAGACCAAATTTTGTGATATAGTTATTACAGGTTTGGTCTTTTACCCATAGAAAGGAGTACAGATGGGTAAAGATTTAAAAGGTAAAGAACTTGGTGTGGGGTTGAATCAACGAAAGGATGGTAGATATCAAGCGCGATTTACTAAAAAAGATGGTAAACGTGCAGAAAAGAATTTTGATAAAATAACAGAAGCAAGAGAATGGTTGTCAAAAGAAAAATATTTAGATAATATTCTAAGCAATAATA